CGCGGGATTGCGAAGGGCGGAGCGGGAAGGCCCCACCCTTCAGGGTGGGGAGTAGTCACATCAATACATACGTATTATGTATTGGAGATGAAACAGAATGAAACTCAAGACCAAGACCGGATTTGAGATCGAAGTTGGGATTGCTGGAACCCAGGAAGAGCCCGTCATCACCGTGGCCACATTCACGGCTGCCGGCCAAATGTAGTCCAGTTTAACCGGAACTACAAGCCCCTCCCTTCAGGGAGGGGTAGTTGACGTCAGAACCCCGGCCCGGACGACACCGAACCGCCGCCGGAGTAGCTGTAAGAATACTCAGGGCGTTTAACATCCGCAAACGCCAGCATCAAAGCGTCACCACGATCAGGAGACGACAGCCCCCGCTTTTTCATCTCGTCTTTGCTCTCGATCTGGATTTGGCCCCGGCTCGTAAACTTGTATTTGATATTTGCCAGCTGGGCCGCCAACTCTTCATCGTCGTCGATATCGATATCCCCGCTCTCAAATCGGCTCCTGAGCCCCCACCACCACTCGGCCCGAGAGTTGAGGAACCGTTCCGAGTCCTGAGCAGCCTGACCGCTCTGCATCTCTTCGACCGGCTTTCCCATCTCTTTCAGCCGGTCCACCACGCCCGCGCCGATGCCGACCGCGTCCACCTTGGCCCGGACGGCCCCGGTGTCCAGGAGTGCCGCGACCACCCGGCCTGTGGTCTGCATGGTGTCCTCCTGCATCGTGACCTTGTAGATCCGGGCGACCGGCCCGTTTCGGTCGACGATCACCGTCTCGTCGGAGCCCTGTCGGGCGACGTCCACCCCCAATACTCGAGGACCGGCCGGAACGAGCTGACGACGTTGGGCCGCTTCGATCCAGGACAACCTAATGAGCGTATCGTTCGAAACGTCGGGAAACTCGCCGAGGACTCTGGATATCCAGAGCGGCGAGTCTTCGCCCCATTTTCGGTACTTGTCCGATACCCATTCAGGGGTGATCAGGTACGGAGCGGGGAGCGGGCCGGTTATTTTCCGTTGCCATGAACCGTCCCGGATGTCGTCTAACGTAACACCAAACGCTGTAAAGTTCGGCGTGTCAAAAGCCGATATGTGAATCTTGACGACGCTGGGCCGCCGGAACATCTCATAAAATTCGCCGGTCGGTTCGGTCGGGTTCCCAATCGCCAGGAGGTGGGAATCTTCGGATGTCAGGATGCCGTCGATACCAACCCAGATGTCCTCGTCGATCCCTGCGGCCTCGTCGGCCACCACCAAGATCGATCCTTTCGACGAGTGGGCGCCTTGGAACCTGTTAGCGTCGTTCGTCGATCGGCCCGTTGCAAACCAGTTGGGGCCGAGGTCCAGCCGAGTCTCCAACAGCTTGCCGCCGAGGGGGTATAGGGACGAGACGTAAGCCAGCCTGATCTCTTGCCAGAGGATGTCCCGGACCTGGTCGAACGTTGGCGCCGTCGTGACGGTCCTCGACAGCTCGTTACAGAACGAAAAGCTCAGGACCGCCCGAGCGGATATCCAGCTTTTGCCCGCGGCGTGACACGAAGCAACGGCGACCTCTTTGTTAGAATGAACCGCCCGGAGGATCTCGACCTGTTTCTCCCAGGGGCGCGACCCCAGGACGTTCTCGACGAACCAGACCGGATCAGTCTTGCACGTCTCCAGAGTTGCCGCAGCCTGATCTACGCTGATTCGCAAGCTTCACCAGCTCCAAAAAGCTTTCGGCCGCCTTCGATCCAGGATCGTCGCCCGACAGTTTCAGCTCGGCGCTGAGAGCCTGGTCTGCGAGCTTGCCGCCGTCACGCCAGATCTCGCGCAGAGTGGCGATATCGGTATCTCCAACTTCGTCGCCGCCGGCATTCAGCATCTGCATCGCCCTAAACTTCATCGTGTTGACGAGTTCGAGGCTATCGATTATGCGCCGTTTGCCCTCTTCGAACCGCTGGACGTGGTTCTTGTGCCGTTCCAGCTCCCAGTCGATAGAGGCGGCGCCGATCACGTCGAACTGCTTTTGTTTATATTTCGAGATAAGACGGCGGTGGTTCTCGATCTTAAGCTCGCGAGCTATCGCTGACGGCCCGACACCTTCGGCCAGCATCTTATCTATCTTTTCAATGTAGGGCTCTAGCGGTTCGTAAGCCATGTCAATATAACCTCAGAATATTATAATAGTTGTGGACCGGCGGGCCGTGAACCCACCGGGACCGAAGAAGACAGGTGATTATAATGGACCCGATCCTACTTCGTCCACTCGGCCAGTCGGCCGCATCATCCTTTTCGGATCGGATATTACCCACTCAACAAATTTATTCTGTACTCGAAATCACCAAGCCGCTCAAAAAGAGCGTCCTGTGCATCCTGATCGGTCTCCGCCACGATCGCCGCCGCTACCTTCGCGATAAGCCGGTCAATCTGATGGATCTGGTAGTCGGTCAGAGGCTCCCTCTGGCGTTCGATCCACCAGTACTCGATCGCCGCCATCCGGTACGGGAGATCGTATCGTATCGGCATGGTTACTGGTAGCCGTCGGGGGGCCGGACCCGTTTCTTGGCGGCGTCGATGAACTCTTTGGCCGCGTCCTGCATCCTCGTCTGGTCGGCGTAGATCGTCGACCGGAACGATTCGAGGGTGTACTCGGTCCCATAGTCGATTATAGCGCTCACAGGCGCGTGGATGTCACAGATGATGCACCGACCGTCCGGCCGCGCGTAAATGACCGACACGTACCCGATCCCACCGTCCAGGACCTGGTGAAGACAAAAATCGTCGGCCCAATAGTCGCAGGCGTCGGTCTGGATGAGGAACCGTTTCTCAGGCTCGGCTCCGAAAATGCTGTCCAAAACTTCGGTATCAGTCATGCGTCGTTCCACCAATGTTCTACGGGATCGATCATCTCACCAGGCTCCAGTACGTCTCGGTCAAAATATGTTTCACCCCGTCATGCGCCTGAGCGTCTCGATGGGCGGGCCGAGAGGGAGAGCCACCCACCCGTCCTCCAGCGACAGCCCGGTCCAGCCCTCGGCGACGGACCACTTCACTTCGAGCCAGGTGACGATGCCGGGGCCGCGCTGTTTCACGTCCAGTCCTCTGAAATAAAATCAATGTCAGCCATGCGAAGATAACCAAACGCATGACCGGACGGATTGTAATCCCAGAACACAACCTCGCCGGAAACCGATAAGCTCCACTCAGTCGGTTCGGCGGTGTAGTCGGATTGCATTATAACACCTATTAATTACTTAAACACAAAAACCTGTTTGGGATGAATATAGCCACCCGTTTTGTCGTACATCACTATAGAATCATAGCCCTGGGATTTAAGTTTAGTAGCAACCGCAGACTCGACCCGCGCGAACGCCTTCTCTGCATTCACGCCTTTTATCCCACGAGATAACTTTTTAGTCTCATCTTTCCCCAAGACCTTGTTAGACACCCGGACAACCGACCACGCCTCGCCCTGGCCCGTCCAGTTGTGATAATATGGGTTGTGGGATGTAATAGTGCGCGAATGCATCTCACGCCCCCCGACCCCCATGCCAGCCTCGCGAGAGTACATCTTACCTGCTTCGTAACCACTGAGTGCGCCGGGATATGCGGGGATCTCGTACCATGTCCCTCCTCGGGACGGATCACCAAATTCAGAACCGTATCGACGCGCGTCTATTACCAAATTACCTTTTGAATCTAGCTCGGCCCCGCCTATTAATTCAAAATCTGGATTTGCCTTGAAAAATTCGGCCGCCTTGCCTCCCCCACCGCCGCCTCCTCTGTTAACGCACATACTATAACACCCTAACTATATTCTAAGTGACATCGACACCCTATGGAGGACTCGCCCGGGTAGGTCTCGCCGGAGGGGAAGGATTCGCCGATCGGTCTAACTTCTCCATCATTTTCTCGATGTGAGGGCCTCACGCGGTCGTCGCGCATCGATATCCACTCGCACGTCTCGAATCCGGCGTCCCGCATAAACGATTGGCCCCCCGCCATCGTGGCCCTGTGAAGCTCCACGCTCTTTATCCGGTCCATCCTCGTCCGGCCGCCGTCGATGACGTAAGCCAAGTTCGGCTGGTCCAGAATAGGCCCGTCGCCGTATGCACTTTGGCCCCAGACCCACGATTTCAGTTTCTTGACGTCGGTGGCGGTCGTCAGTTTCACAAATTCCAAACCGTGTTTCTCGTAGTAGTCGGCCACGTAATCTTTCAAGAAAAGTTTGTCACGCGAGACGACCTCGACCTTGTATTTGGTGCCGAGGCCACGGGCCGCTTCCCAGAGGCCGTCGGCCACGATCGAGCCGACGAGGATCTGCCAGACCCGGCTATTCTTAGCCTCGGACATTTTCAGATATTTGTTCTTTTCTAGTTGGGGGATGGACCGCCAGATCTCTTCGGGGGGTTGGGTGCGGTCGATGTCCTGGAGCATCCTGAGGATCTGGGGGGATAGGGAGGCCAGCTCGCGGTGAATCTGGTCGTCAGTCGTCGGCATCGTATTCACAATACCCGTCTGCGTTCCGCTCTTCCAGCCAATCGACCGTTTCAGGCGTCAATCGGTGACACGGCCCAAACGCGGTATCCATTTCTCGGAGATAATAATTTTCGACGAGCCAGGCGATTTCGTCCAGGACGGCCTGCGAATCGTATTCGAGACTTTTGATAACCTCGTCTGGATAAAGGTATTCACCGTCATAATTGTAATAGATATCCAGAAGGTCGTCCCGGATATCCAACGGCGTCAAATCGACGATCACCAACAGATCTCCTACACAATTACATTTTTTTGGAGACGCCCCACTGACTGATCGGTGGAGAACTCGTTATCCAAGACGATAAATTCCCCGTCTAGTAGGCTGCAATCTACACAGACCCTGAACCCGTTTTTATCATACCGGAGTATTCCGCCACATTCGCCACATTTGCGGGGGGCAAAAAAGACCTTATTCGTGTCGGGGTTATAGGGGTCGTCGTCGTCCCGGATTCTAACTAGGTCATCGACACGTTGCCCCACCCGACTACTAAATTCGGAGGGATACTTATGCTCGGTGCCGTCGGGATCGACCGACGACCCGCGCACGTAGCGCCGCTTACGGGGAGCGTCTGTTCTCTCCTCCTCCTCAATAATAGAAGTGTTTATTCCCGGAGTTTGAAAATCAGCGCTCCGACGATCTCCCCCCCGAAGACACCCACAACTTTGAACACGCCCCCGGATCAAATCATATCCAACTACACGCTTTGTGTTTCC